AACACCTGCTTCACCATCAACAGACAGATCAGGAAGTTGATAAACTGCTGCTGCTTTTAGAAGACGGTCAAGTTGTTGGGTTTTCAGTTCAAAACTAACATCAGTGCTAGGAAGACTGATGGGTTTTTCGGGAGGAACAATGATGACGTTTGGATCAGAGAAGAAATACTTCGAACGCATCTTACCTTCACTGATACGAACATAACTTTCATTAGTAAAGTCAAGTTCTGGGTCCTGGTGAAGACTCAGACCATTCAGAAACTGAGTAAGATCATAAATGCCGAAATCCTTGGGGAAGTCTTCATCGACAGTTGCCTCAGCAAGAATATTCTTCATCACAGAAATAGTCCGAAGAAAACTTCCCTGCTTGAAAAGAATAGACTGATTGATCGTAGAGAAATTTTTGAGAAGGGAGATAGTTTTATCAGAAAGTTTCATATCGGTTTTTATTGCCATTATGTAGACCTGCGAAGTGATAGAGAAGAATACAATAGTGAATTGCTTTCAGAATGTCAAGTTTAGATTTGCCATTCTTCTTTCCGAAACGGGAAAGATATTTGATTGCGTTTGAACGACAGAAGGGTTCTCCATCACCAATACTTTCAATCAAGTCAAGAGTTTGAGTCTTTGATTCCTGAGAAGTGTAGTGTGACTTATATGTCCCAGAAAGGTAGTCACGAATCTCTTTAAGAGTCAAATCTTCTTCATACTTCCAAAAGTTGTTTTTAGAAGTAGATTCCAGATTTAATTCAATTGTTCCATTTTCTGGCGAACTAGCGCCATTCATCAAAGTGTCAGTCATAGTTTTCAAAGGGGTGTATTCATATCCAAACTCTGGTCCATTCTCAAATGGATTTGGACGATTTGGATCGTTTCGATCATAATCATAAAAGTATTTTGAGTGCTCGGTCATAATGAAAGGGAGGCATTATTTACCTCCCCCAATTATATCAGAAAGGTGCTTGCGGTGCAACTTGTTCTTGTTCAACTGGCATCTGAAAGTCTACATCCACTTTGTCATACAATTCCAAGAATGCTTGCTTAGTCTCGTCATCAAAACGGTTGATGCACACCTGAATGGACTTTGCCTTATCTCCAAAGATAGAATAGGCACGAATGATGTGAGTAAGACGACGGGTGCTGATGATTTCCTCAATACCACCGTCATAGAAAGTCTTGCGGATGATATCTGCCCAGTCCACCAGGCGCTTGCAGAAGTCACGATCTTCAATACCAAGATCGAGTGCAAGACCTTCAAGAATCTTTTGCTCAGTGGTGGGAGTGGGATACTCCTGCTCAAAAGTCACACAGAATCGTTCCAAGAATGCCTCATTGAGCACATTAGTGCCAATGAAACGTCCATCATCAGAACCTTTACCCTTAGTGTTTGCGGTGGCAATCACATTGAAACCTTTGGCAGGTTGAACAAATCGACCAATCTTTTTCAAGAAAACACCCTTGCCTTCAAGAATGGATTGCAAACAGAGAATTTTGTTGGATGCCAGATCAACTTCATCTAGAAGCAACAAAGCTCCGCGTTCCAGAGCCTCAATGACTGGTCCATTATGCCAGACAGTTTCGCCATTAACAAGACGGAACCCACCAATAAGATCATCCTCGTCAGTCTCAATGGTAATGTTTACTCGAATTAGCTCTTTATTTAGAGCAGCACATGCTTGTTCAACAGCATGAGTCTTACCATTACCAGAAAGACCCGTAATGAAAGTGGGGTAAAAAATACCAGACTTGATGATTTTTTTAAGATCTGAAAAGTTCCCGAACGGGACAAAATTGGGATCTTTTTGAGGAATAAGGTTCTGCTGTTCCCGCTCGGTAACACTAATAGCAGGAGAAGCAGAAGGAGCGTTAAAGGTTTCTTCCAATTTTTCTTGAATAGTCAGGTTCCATTTACCACGTCCAACTTTGTAATCAGAAAGTTTGTTGGAAATAGTCTGATAGTTAGATCCATTCATCGCACACCAACCACGAATATCTGCGGAAGTAATTTCAGTTCCGTAAAGTGATTTGAGGGAGGAAAGGATGTAGTCTTTGGAAAGAGACATGGTTTGGTTGTTTGCTTAACGAAGTTATCATAACATGAGAAAGGGGGTCGCGAGACCCCCTAGTGGACAGTTACTGTTCTGTCTCGGTTTTTGCAGCATTCTTCTTCTTACATGCTGCTCTGGCATATGCTCTCGCCATGCTATTGACAAAGGTACATGGTCTCCCAGACCTCTGACAATAAGGACAAACTATTCCTGGCGGATCATTCTGAAAGAATCTCAGTTTCTCCTCTTTCATTTTCTTCCTCGGGTGAAGTTTTATCTACATTTTCGATTGCTAATTGAATCCCTTCGACTGCACCACTCACTCGAATCAATCTTTCTTTCAAGATTTCGAGTTGTTCTGTTCCTTCTTTGATTGTTTTTGAAAGTTCTGCTTGTTGTTTTTTAAAGTTTTCTAAAAGTTCTTCAAGAGTCATAATACACCTCACTAAGCGATAATAGAAACAAACTCAGATAGTATCTTCTTATTTAGTTTTTTTGTGGAAAGAGATTTCACAAATGCACGTTTAATCTGAGATTTTGATGCATCTTCATCAACCTCAAACCCAGATTCATTGGCAAGTGAAGATGCAGAAAGACCAAAGTAAACATCATACGCAGAACTACGAATAATTACACTACGCTCCTTTTTCCATTCTTTTTTGAGATTCTCAATCTCAGTAAGAGATTGCGTGTAAGTGGAAATAAAGTTTGTGCAATCTCGATTTTCCAAGATACGAATACCAATGAAATTGACATCAGCAAATCGATCCTGAATGTTCCTCAAAAGTGCAGAGGTAAGACAAGAGTATGCATCACCTTCAATTTTGTAGGTAGTGCCCAAATTTCGATCACGGATGAAAGTCCTCCCAACTTTGATAGAAGAATACCCAAGGTAGGAAGATGAATCACCAGTTTCCCAAGACTTACGATCAACAGTATTGCGATAACTGATCCATCCAGCCTCTCCATCGGTAAGAACAATGCACTGAACTTTTTGCACCTTGTTCTCTTTCTTAAAGTTGGGAAGAATTTGATGCAAAGTAATAATACTTTCGTTCAGGGGAGTACCAGAAAGACTCATGCGATACGGAGTATCATACTTAACACCCCAGTTGTTCTTGTAGGCAAACGCAATTCGCCAAATGTTCTTCATCTGATCATCAAGATCTTTGGACTTCGTTTTGTGAGTGAACAAGTTCATCATACGAAATTCCTCAGAAACGTGGAACACACCATTCCGACCTTCATATAGAGAAGTGGGAATTACCTTTGCACCATTCTCATAACGTTCATGTTGAAACCACTCGTTAGTAAAAGCATAAACATCAAAAGGAATGTTTGCTTTCTTGCAGAACCAAATTAGATTATACAGTTGCTTACAAGTATCCAAAAGAACGTTACTCATCGATCCAGACCAGTCCAGAACAAAGACCAGACCATGATTCTTGCCATCAGGAATCACAGACACTTTCTTGAAAATGTCTTCATTATATTTGTAAGTATGAAGTTTGGTGCAATCAAGAACACCAGTGCGAGAAGTAGTTGCACGAGCATAAGAATCTGCCGCTTTCTTACATTCAAACTCTTTGATCAGATAGTTTACTTCTTTCTGAGCAGACTTTTTGAATTTGGCATACTCAGCATCAGGATGATCAAAGGGATCATAATTGAAGTTAGTATGACCACGTTCTTTTGCATCTTGATACAACCTGTTCAGATATGTGTCATAGTAATCAGAAATATATTCATGGATCTCAGAATTCTTTGCGATAGCAACATCACAATCAATTTTCGGAACCTCAACATAAATTTGATCACCATAAGAATTATCATTCAGGTTCTCCAACTTTTCTGACAGGTTAGAATCAGTAGCAACTTCAAGATCACTATGATCATTAGTTGGAGAGGGATTATCTTGATTATTCAGTTGATCAGATGAAGATGGTTGATCTCCCTCATCACTACGATTCTGCGGAGACTCTTCTTCACCTTCCTCAGAAGAATTACTTTCAAAAGATTGGTTCTCCATTTCACTTTGAGGAGATCCTTCCTGATTAGATTGAACATCACTTTTCTGCTCAGTCTTCTGAGGATCAGAATCCTTACAATACTTGTAAAGAATTTCTGCTGCATACAAAGCATCATCAAAAGTCTCAGCACTCTCAATGATACTGAGAATTTCAAGTTCCTTTGCAGTAAAAGGGATATCTACAAAATTACCAACTTTACAATGAAGATTGACACGATCTGCAAGATTAAAAGAACTCAAATCTTGATCAGAAATGCAGAAAAAATCATCATCATTCATTTCTTTGTATCCTTTGTAAAAGGTCTTTGCAAGACCAGGATACTTACGCTTCATGAGTTTCTCAATTCGAACGTCCTCAGTTACATTTACAAACTGCTGAGGAACCTGAACTTTCTCTGTCCAATCTTCATTTGAAGTGAATAGGGCATGACCAACCTCATGACCCACCAGAAGGTCATAGACGGTGCTGGAAGCACGGTTCCAGAGGGGAAGGGTAAGAACCCTGCGCTCAACGTCAAAAGACGCCGTGGAGACCTTACGATTCTCAATGATGAGATCTTCGGTAGCAAGCAGTTTGGCAAGTTGTCCTTTGATCTCGGTATTGATGGTCATGAGTTCTTTTCGTGTATGTACAGTATCATACAAGAAGACCCCCACGCTTGGTGGAGGTCATGTGACGCTTCTTGAACTGGCGGAGTGCTTCACGCCTTGCTCTTAATGCCTGAGGTTTAAGTTTCCTCTTTTGTTCTTTTTTAGAGTGGTGTTGCCAGTTAGGGACTTTCATTTTATGCAACCAGATTGTTGTCATAGAAGTATTTAACACGCATTTTACGAACCATGGAAAGTAGTTCGTATTGTTCGCGATACTCTTCCGAAATAATAGGAGTTTGTTTTTTAATCTCCATCATTCGACGTAGAGCTGCATTTCCACCGATACCAGAATCTGCAACCATTTGCATTGCTTTCATTTGCAGTTCATCACGCTTTTCAATGAGATCCTGAATATCAGTGAAAGCCCTTTTCTTCATTTGAAGATAGACTTGTCGGATTTCCTCTTTAAGTTGAATTGCAGTCATGGTCTTTGGCGTTTACCTGACCAATATAGCACGGAACGATCTGTTGTCAAGAGCTCGATATGCTGCTGAACCCTTTTACCTTCTCAAATCGGACTACCGTATCAAACTTCTCAGATATTTCTCCCTTATGTGAGATGACAAATATATTTGCATCTTTAATCACAAAACGAATGATCTTCAAGAAATCATCAGTACCAACACTATCCAAAGATGAATCAAATACTTCATCAAAGATCATGATGTTTGTATTTACTGAATTTTTAATTTTGGCAACTTCTCTCCAAGTGAACAATAATGCCAGGTCGATTCTTTGTTTTTCACCTTCGGAAAAGGAAGAATAAGAAAAGTCTTCGTGAATAGGAGATTGAACAATCTCGTTGAATTCTTCATCAAGTTGCAGATTGATGTAGAAGTCCATCATTTGTAGATACTTATTGACCGATTGGTTAATAAGTGGAAGATACTTTTTAATGATGTTGGACTTTACACCACTATCTTTCAAAAGTGAATACGTATAATCGAAATATTCAATCTCCTCTCTTTTTTCCGATAAAGTGTTAAAGGTTTTATTCAGTTGTTCTTTGAAGAGTTCTAACTTCTCATGCTCAGAACCTCGATTTGCAAGTTTGTCGGTAATTCCTTGAATTTCCGATTCCAAATCTCTTGACTGTTTGTTGAGTCCAGAAATTTGAACATTGCTTTGAGAAATGCCATTCGTTAGTTTCGTTACCTCTTTTGATAGATTAAGAAATTGGAGTTCTCTGGTTTCTTCCTCTTCTATTTTGGATTCCAATTCAGAGAGACCTTTTTGTAACTCTTTTATCGAAGTGCCAAGAACTCCTATTCTATTTAACCGAAACTGTTCTTCAATCGATTGAGTGCAGGTAGGGCAAACCTCATTTTGGTTAAAAAAGTCACTTTCTTTCCCGACACTCTCCTTTTTCTGTTCGATCTTACTGCGAAGATTTGTGAGTTTCCTGACTTTTGAAGAAGCATCAATAAAGTTTTCCAGATCCTTCTGTTTCTGAATAACAAGATCACTCATCTTCTGAGACTCCTCTTCGAGAGAAGAAATCTCATCAGTGATCTTCTTGATTTTACTTTTTCTTTGATCAATGTCTGCTTGACCACTTTCCTCAATTTGTTTGATAAAGTTATCCTGCATAGTAACTTTATCTTTAAGGGAATCCTTTTTAAGTTCTAGGGTTCGAACTTCATCCCTAGAAGAGCGAATCTTTTCTTTAATTAGGACATTCATTGAGGAGAAAATTTTAATGTCCAGAAGATCCTCAATCACTTCTCTGCGATGTGCAGCAGAAAGTTGCATAAAGGGAATGAAAGTGCTGCTTCCAAGAATTACAATCTGAGTAAATGACTTGTAGTTCATTTTAAGAACGGACTGCTCGAACCATTTCTGCTGATCAGCAGCAGAGGCATGTTGATCTAACAGTTTTCCATTCTTATGGATTTCAAAGATATTTGGTTTAATACCTCTTACGATTTTCCAACGAGTGTTTGAAATTCTAAACTCAACCTCAACGCGACAATCTTTCTCATTTACACTATTGAGAAGTTGTGGTTTATTGATTTTACGATATGGTTTGCCAAATAAAGAGAACGTAAGAGCATCAAGCATCGTACTCTTACCTGCACCATTGGTTCCAATGATTAGAGTTGTTGGCGAATTTGTCAGAGTAATTTCGGTAAATTGATTTCCAGTTGATAGGAAATTTTTCCAACGAATCTTTTCAAATAAAATCATGATCGATATGTTTTGGAGGTATTACAATGTCATTTGGAGTAATGATCGTATATTGATGATCATTGATTTCACAAACGTGATAGATAAGTTCTTCGTCAACTTCCATTACGTTCATTTCGGGATATCCATCTTCTTCAAGGAGCATGGCATATCTAGATGCATCATCTTCCTCTTCGAATATGTAAAGAATTTTCTCACCATCTTCGTTTGCAACCGAATATGCACCAGTTTCCTCTTCTTTTCCGTAAATAGTGAGAATGTACATATTAGACTAATTCACACGCTTCTTGGTATATAGAAGAAATTATACCCTGAACTCTCGATTTGTCTAGGTCAATTTCAGACTCGTCAATATATCGGTTCAAAATTGACAGAGTATCTTCTGATTCATATGCAGAGAAACTCTCTTTATCATACCAACCACTGAAATCATGGTTCTCTACAATCTTTAAGTCTGCAACTCCCGAAGAGTAAAGTTTGTCAATAAATCTTTCGTACAATTTATTGTCAGTCTTTTTACGAACAATAACTTTTACAATCTTGTTCTCATAATGCGAAGTATCAAACAACTTATAGTTTGTGTCTTCGTAATAGATGTTATGAAAGAGTTTATAAGGATTGTCCACATGAACATGTTCAAGAGTTTTTGTATCAAAGATAGTAAACCCTCTTGTATCGTTCACATCATTCCAGAACATTTCATAAGTATTTCCGAGATAGAAAATCTTTCCATCATCAGAACGAGTGTGGTAATGACCCGAAAAGACTTTTTCAAACTTTTTGAAGGAATCTACATCCATTCCATCTTCCATGACATGACCACGATGTGCATAGAAACCATTGAGTTCTAGGTGTCCAAGAGCAACCTTCGACTTTGTTCCTTTAATTTTGAACAAGGTCTTCTCATAGTTTTCTACATTGATCCAAGGTAAAAGAAGAAATGGATCTCCATCAAGAGTGATCTCATCACACTCAGTATAAACCTTGATATTATCGTAACCAGACAAAAGAAGACCTGGCGAATTTACTGAATTAGTATTCTTGTAGTAAATATCGTGATTTCCAGTTACAAGATGAACATCATATTTTGACAGTGGGTCAAGAACGACTCGTTTTGTCCATTCAAGACTTTGATAATCAATCGACTTGCGACTGTCAAATGCATCTCCCATGTGAATCACAGTTGTGATTCCTTCTTGTTCTAGGGTTGGAAAAAACAGGTCTCTATAAAAAAGTTCAAAATAATCTTGAAATAATTTTGACCCTCTTCTGGCTCCCCAGTGAGTGTCTGTCAAAATAGCTACTCGCATCAGTTTCTGAGTTTTGCTGATATAGATTCTTTAATTGAATTAT